TGTTGACCAATTCTCTGAAATAAAATTAAATACTTCTTTAGCCCCACTAAGGAACATAACAGCATAATTAGCTGCTGTAGCAATCCCATTTCCAATTCTATCAACATCAATTTTATCCATTAATTGATTAACAAACTTTAGTCCATTTGTTAATAATGGCATTGATTTTGTGGCAATTTTAGCTATGGTTTCTTGAATTTTGGTATCAAACAACCTCTTTTGATTTGCATATGAAGTATCCAAAGTTTTAGCAAAATCGCCTTGTGCATCCTTAGACACAGTCATTAAATAGTTATACCGCAACATTGTCTGCGAGGCTTGATCCATGTTAGAGTATTGCGTTTTTATACCCTTAGATAATGCAAATGCCTGCAAGTTTGCAACAGACATGTTAATACCAAGTTGTTTTAATGGCTCTGTTTCTCCAGATATACCAGAACGTATCTTGTCGAAGGCCGTTTTGCTATCTAAATTATAAAATGATGCAAAATCACCTGATAATCCAGATAGATCCTTTGACATCCTCAATGAATATTGGCTTGCTATTCCACTGCTCTTGAACATTGCACCTAACGTACCGGTATACTGTTTTGCTTGCAGCTCAGATAATCCAAAAGCATCTAGTGCTGTCTTAGACCATTGATTAATCTGCTTCGCATTACCGACAAAGGTTGTATCTACGACATTCTGAACCTCAGACAAACTAGATGCTAATTCAAGACCCTCGCCTGACATATTTTTAAGCCCATTAACTGCTAAGCTAACACCTCTAGTCAAAATATTGCCTGCGAATACACCCTTTGCAATCTGGCCAACCAAGGACAAAGATGTTCCAGATTTTTTTGCATTTTGAGTGAATTTATTTTGTTGATTCGTTGCCTTAAGCATTGCTGATTGCAATGAAGGATCCAGCTTACCAGCAAGTGTAATAAGCGCCCTTATTTCCTTCGTACTAGCCATGTTTACCACCTGCCTTTTTCATGCGTTCTGCTTCATTACATGCATCCTCAAAAAATTCCACAAAGTCATACAAAGTTGAATTGAAACAAAATTCAGCCGACGTTGAAGTGTTTAGAATTATTTGACTTATTGATCTTCGAAAGTAGTCGTCTGGGACGAATCCTCCGAATCTAGATAGAAAAAATTTCTTACCTCACTACTACCTTTCTGAGCATCTTTAGCATTTATCCTCATTACGTCTGTAATATCAATTGATGAGTCAGCTTTAGATACAGCTGCGGCAAAAAGATATGAATGATAATCAGGATCTAATTCCTCAGCAGTGGACATAGGGACACCTGCAGTTTTCATTGCTTTACCCGCATTAATTTTATCTTTTACAGTCATTCCCTCGATGTCATAAGGTACTTCACTCACTTTTTTTCCATTAATATCGATTGGTTTGGATAATTTAAGTATTTTATTCACGTTTTCTCCTTCTAATGAAAAGCAGCCCTTTTAAAGAGCTGCTTTAACATTTTTCATATAATCTACACCGTTTATTTTGTAGATGTAGTTTAGTTTGTCAATCAGCAAGACTTCCACACCAGCGATGACTATTCTGTATCTTATGACCTCGAATTCAAGAGAGCCATCCATGGTTGACGCTGATTCTACTTTGCCTGGATCTAATTTTTTTGACATTCCTGAAATAAATACCTTTGTTCCCTCTGGAACTGTGGCACCATCACCAGTTATTACTTCCTTTGCAAATCTCAGTTCTATATTGTGTACTCCTGGGGCCGATAGTTGAGCTGAATCTTTGTTAATAGAACGCTGAGACATTGAAAAAGTTAAACTGTTAATCTGCCCAAGTGAAGGAGCATCTATTGTTCCCATGATGCCTGCACCCTTTAGCTCTGATGAAGCAACCTCTACTGATGGAAGCTGGCAAGAAATATTGTCTCCAACTTCATTTCCATCACCATAGACTTTATGAGCAATTACATTACCTGAAAACATTAAGATTCACCCCCCATTAGAGCTTCTATTCCAGCTGATGTGTACTGTACTTTCGCAGTAATAGACTTACCAGGTGGAGTTGTTGTTGTACTAATATCAAAGTCAAAATCACCCTCAACAATATCGCTAACTGGATTGCTGGTTTCGGTAAATTCGATTTTTGCAAAAAGTAATGCACCGGTACTAATTAGACTATCAAGAAACATCTGATAATCATTAAGTATGGTATCAACCATGCTTCTACTCATTGGCATATCTACTTTGGTACCATATCTCTTTTGGAAGTCATTCATGATGTGATAAATCATTCGGACGCTACTATCAAATTTATCTCTTGCATCCATATCCTTACCATATTCAAAAGCTCCAGTGTGTGGTCCCCAAAGAACCCAACGGCCACCCCAATATGTAGCTGTACGAATTCCTTTGCTATTCAAATCATTCGCCTGTACCTGATCATATGTGAGGTCAGTTCCTGCAGCAAGGCATACACCTGTAATATCAATTGGCTTGTTTGATGGAGTTTCATAAGGCACCCCATCATGAGATGAATCCACCTGCTGCATAACAACTGTTGCCAATGTTGATAAATGAAATTTACGATTCACATTTTTAGCCATTGGCCAACATGGAGCCTCACCTGCTCCAGTATATGCGTTAGCTACTTTCCATTCTTGCGCCTTTGTTATCGTATCAGCATTGGAGTCTGTAACCAAATCGCTATTTACCCATGCGTACCAATGTCCATTTATTTTTTGACTTGCTGCCTTAAGTGCTGCATCTACGGTTTGATTGAAGCTCCATCCAGGAGAGCACAGTATATTCGGTATAAGATTGTGCATTATATACACCAAATCCACACAAGATATCCCTGTCTTTGCGCCTGTTGTTGAGTTCGTACCACCAATGATATCTGCAGCAACTAATGTACTGGGAGTAACTTCATCGAAAGTCACAGTTACAGATGCGGCAAGAGTTGTAATAGCTTTTACAATTACTTTGCTACCATCGGTTGAATATTCAACACTAAAGTCAGTGCCAAGAACTTTGGAAGCTATAGCACATGTCTTCAGTATTACTTTGTCGTTGGCAATTTCTCCAACTCCGTTTGTTATTGTAACAACAGCCGTTTTTGCGGTAGCTTTTTTTGTTGCTGGATCCAAAACATTAACTAAGATTATTGGTCCGATGGGTTGTATGCTGTTTTTAAAATGTGCATATATTGCCTCGCACAAATCAAAGTTAGCCCAATTCGAATCATTCCATCCACATTTCATTACTGCATCAGAGAAGCTGTTTACTAAAATAGGCGTATTAACTTTGTTGGAAAAATCCATAAGCTGATGAACTGGAAGTATCCCAATATAAACTGGAGTTGTTCCAATAACTGAGCTTACAAAATCCTTTGTTGCTTGCATTTCGGCAAATGAACCATGTTTGTATGGCATGATATCGCCCCTTTCTTATAAATATTGCTGTGCAATAGATTGCACATATGATTGCGGAGCTGTACTTATACTGAAGCGTATCCATCCATACCAATACGGATATGGATTTTCTTCATACATGCCCCATTTTAAGGATCTACTTACAGATATTTTTTGAGCTATTATTGGGTTCTTCATAAGTTCAGTAACCGTTCTGTCTACCAAATTCATTAAATCCCTATACCCGTTAAAGCTCGGATTAAATTCAACCAGATCTCCATTAAGTACATGCTCACCAGGACTATATATGGCCGCAGAAACGCGAATATTCATGTTTGAACTATTCGTATCACTATCACCATCATCAAGTCCAACAATGAGACATGGGATTGAAGTTTCCATTCCTTCTGGTAAAAAACCTTTTGGAGGAATCCATCCAACATGAACAGAAGGATTGACAAGTTCGTACAACTCAACATTGTCATCAGAAGGCTTTTGCAGTTTAATTGTGTTTGCAACGTTGCTCTCAAGAAACTCTTTTAATATGTCCAGTTCCATTACACTCATTTGCTCACCTTCTTCTGTGTACTTGTCATTATCCTAACTACTTCATGCTCCAGTCTCTCATTTAGTTTTTGAGATGCTGCCAGACTTATTTTTTCTCCAACATTATCATTTGTGAT